CGATGACCGCATCAGAGAGCTGTGCAATCGACGCAGAGCCACGTAACATACCAAGGCTAGTGACAGCACCGTCCTCCAATTGCTTCCCTTCAGGCCGTCTCAGGTGGCTTACAAGGAACATACAAATCCCCATCTCCTGTACGAACGTCCGCAGCTTAGTCATAATCATATCTAAAGCACGTCGCTCATCACCGTTGCTCTGGTCAGAGACAAGGATAGAGACGTGATCGAGTACGATATAACGTACGCCTAGTACCTTTACGAAGTATCTCATACGGCCCAGTACATTTTCAATCTCGTTACTACCGAAGTGTTCCCACAGATAGACACGGTTTTCATAGTCCATCGTATCGTACACAAGATCAATGTCTTGGTCGTCATACTCACAGTCGGGTAGGTGTATCGGTTTGTTCAGTTCAAGACCTACTAGTCCACGCATGGTACGCTCAGGTGTCTCCTCAAGAAACATCAAGCCAAGGTTGTCCTCAGACTGTGCCATTATGGACGACACCACCTCACGTAGGAGAGTAGACTTACCCAGCCCCGAACCTGCACAAATAGTAACCAGTTCAGAGTTACGTATACCGTACAGGTGTTTGTTCAACCCCTCGAACGGGTACTGTACCTTCGCCTTGGTGAGTGGCTTCTTAATCAGATCACGTAGCTCACCAGCACCCACGATACCTTCGGGTGTGTACGGTTGCGCGGACCAGAATACTTTGGTGTACGCCTCTGATTGATTGTTAACAAGGTAATCACACGCATCCTTGTAGCCGTTGACGTGCTTAACAATCCTTGCTTTGTTACCGAACAGATCAGCACATTCCTTTGCTGCCTTCTGTCCCGGCTCGTCAGCATCGAAGCATATAACAATGTTCTCGAAGCTGTTCAGCCAATCATAAAAGAGGCGACAGTCCTTTGCCGCCGAAGTCGCACCGTTGCGAACGGACACTACTGGAAACTTTGATCCTGTCATCTGGTGTGCGGCCAAGGCATCATACTCACCCTCAACAAGAGTCACATACTTGCCACCCTCAGAGAACAAGTGCTGTCCATACAACCCTGCTTTCTTCCAATCACCAACGATACTGAATCGTTTGTCTGGGTTACGAACCTTCGCCGCCACTGGTTTAGTAGGATCTGACGGGTCATAGTAACCGAATGTTGTAACATCACCCTGCTTCAGAGCCGCGTATTTCTTCGCCGTCGTTCCTGTAATTAAACGGTCGGTGATGGTACGGTACTCCGCTGTGATTAAACGGTGTTCTGTCTGAGTAAATGACGGCTTAGGCTTATCGCTGATAGAACCTAGCTCTCTGATGTTATCTACCTTGTCGGCAGGTGTGTATGCGTCACAGACAAAACACTTACTTGAGCCGTCGTCGTTGTACGCTAACCCGTCACTGCTGTTACAGTCAGGGCAAGGCTGGTGTGTCTCAGTGAATGCCATGTCTGCCAGCTCCCATGTCAGTGTACAGTTCGTCAATCTCACCGTCGTCCATTGCTTCTAACAAGTCGGTGAAAAAACCAGCTGCAATGTCCATCGCTTCGAGTAGCGTTAACGATGTAACCTGTCGTTCAACAAGCTCTACAATCTTACTCTCTTTAGAGATACTCATAGGATAAATACCTTATAAGTTAATATTAAAATGTTTGTCTTTTATGCTTTCTGCATAGAGTCTAACATTACTTTTCTTCGTCGCGCAAGCTTTTATATTCTTCGATGTCATCCTGTTCAAACCCCTCCGCGTAATTTCCCTTTGCTTCCCAGTAATCTTGGTAGTCGTCGTGCCATACTTCCCATGATTCTCTTTCACTGTTCATAAGGCATTTCCTTGTATACGTTACTGCTCTTGACTTTTTCAATTGCTCTGAAAAGTGTCTGTTCTAATATCTCAACATGTCCGTTGTCAACAAAATAATCCAGTACGGTCTGAGCTAGGTTTAAAGACATATCACCGCGTGTGAAGTTGTTAGTACCGTAATTTAGAGCGTTGTTCATAGGCTTATCACCGTAGGTGTCTTCATAGTAAGAAGCACACGAATCAAAGAAGGGATCTAACGCTTCAACAAGGTCACGCCACTGCGGCCTGTCGTGCTTGATTCCTTTCCTGTATCGATACCAGCGGGCTGGTTTAGCTCTTGGACTATCGCCCCAGTAATGTAGCTCTAACCCCATTAGATTATCTTTCATAAAACCTCCGTTGTATGCTTGACAATTCGATATTGTTTACCATTGCCACGTTTTGTTTGGACGTAGTGCTTCGCTTGCTCAATACAGTCTATTGACCACACCTGCGACCACACGTCGTCGTATAACTCTATGATATATATTGTATGAATACCGATCATGTTCACCTCTCCTTATCTATTGTCAGCCATGCGGTTAAGATGATGACAGAAAAGATCATTGCGATAAAGTACAGTAAATTAAATTCCATCTTTAACCCCTAAGAATTTGTCGAGTTTACCGGACCGCCTGAGTTTAGCAATAGCCCGGCTCTCGATTCGTTTAACATCCGTCTGTGTGATACCCATAACGTTAGCGATCTGCTGCTGAGTCATGAAGTAATCATACTGTTTGCCTTTCTTTTTAGACACTGCTGCCCGCCTTATCGTATCTTGACAAAACAGCAAGTCTCGCTTTCAATTTTATAACAAGAGTATCTGCCCTTGAGATAAGCCGAAGCCGATGCGTTGATCTTGCTTTGGTCTTCTATGTTGGCAGTGAACCACTCGCCCGGCTTCATAGATTCGAACAGATCACGCCACTTGCTACCACGTCCACGGTAGTTTATCGGTGCCGGTGCTTTCTTTGATTGAATTTTATAGTGCTTCATGGTTGTTTTCCTTTTAGGTTGGTTTGATTAGCGAATTGTTCGCCATTGCTTGTTTAATTCTTTCATGCGTTTGTTATATCGTGCCTTGCGTTGTCGTCTCCGTCTCGCTCGTGGGTCTGTCCATCGTTCGTACACGCTGAAGATGATGTACCAAACAGGTACGAAACTAAATAAAACTACAATGTCAACAATTGTTGGGTTCATGCTGTCACTTCCTTAATTAAGTCAAGTGTTTTAAAATACGGCTCCCGCGCGTCCTCTATAAACCCAAATAACTCTAGCAGGTTTTCGTCGTCGTCTGGTACATTATAATCTTGCTGTAATTGCTGTAAACCACAATGAAGACTTTCTAATTCTTGATATTTGTTCACGATGTCACCTCGTTTGCGCTGTAGAAAAAGATCGATTGTAATACCGTGTCGTCTGACAGACAAACAGCTTTTGGAAACATTCCGTCTTCTGCCAAGCAAGTCCCCAAAGCGAGGCAGTCCATAGTATAAACACCGTCTATCATGTTATCGCAAATGTGCGAGGCGATAACGTACCGACCAGAAACAAACCCTAGCCAATCAAGCTCCGCATCTGTGAGCCTGTATTGCTCCCCGTCGTCTAGCTGATAATGGAAGTTCTCACAGTCACCGTCTTGTGAACGCAAGCTGTCGTGTGTGTGAATCATGCTGTCACCTCCGTCTCTCGTGGGATAATCTCGCCGCAAGTGTAGTCAAGCACTGATAAGTCAATGTCACGGCACATCTGCTGTACCTTTGCTGTCACTCTCTCAGGGTACGAGTCGACTAATGCGTGAGCCAACAAGTAAGACTTTTTACAGTGCAATATATCGCGCGGTCTAAAGTGTTGCGGATTCTCCACCGCATCTATTAAATGTTTGACAACAAAATACTTTGCAACCATCGCGACAGGATCAGGCTTGATTCCGTAAGGTGCGGCGTTGTTCATTATGCGCTGCTGTTTCTTTTCATACTCAAACATTTCTTCAAGTACGTCATAATTTCCAAGGTGACGCAGTGAATACAGTTCGCTCATTGCGCCGTTGATAATGCTTTTAATCTGATTCTTTGTCATCGTCGTCTCTCCCTAGTATCCTAACCATTCAAGAATTTCGTTCGAGTAGTAAACCTTTTTATCACCTACCTCGTCAACAAAGTCAGCCCAGTCTATGCCATGCGCTAACACCTCCGCCTTGGCTTGCTTCAGCGAGACTTGATGTCCTTCCATTGCTTCGTCGTATGTCATTGTTGTTTCTCCGTTGTTTGTTGTATTAAGGCCGTAGTTAATGTTTTTACGTCCTCAGTTAACATTTCAACACGTCGCAGAATCTCTCTATTTACTAACTTCTGCGCGTATAGTCTGTTTTTTATCTTTCCAATCTCTGCCTTCATCTGCCCTTCTGTCATTGTTTAACCCTCTACCTTGTAAACTGTACGAATGCGACGACGTGCCGCTGTGTTTGCTGTCCAATCATGCAACACACCGTTGCGAATACATAACGCGTGTCCTCTGACTTGTACATAATAAGTACCGACCGCCATCACCTTTGCAAAGCGTCCGATAGTCATACCGTTTAAAGCATTGTCGGATAACTCACGAATGCTTTTACCTTCTTTGTTTACAGCGTCCGTTATAGCGGGCAACCACTCAGTCTGTCGCATTCCGCAACGCTGCCGTCTGCCGTAGCTTTTCATATGTCTGTGAGCTTTGCCGTATGACCAATCAAGCGACAACGCAAGCGCCGCAACTGTACAAAAGTTTTTATCTTTGTAACGCTCGACTGCAACCTTTGCCAGATCTTCAAAATTCTGTCTCATGTTAAACCCTCGTCAGTGAATCAGTGAAGAATACTCATTGAATACCCTTCAGTGATCCACCCTCTGCCGTAGCTTTAACGTTGCGTATCGTAATCGCTCCGGATTGTCTGCCCATTGCTGACACGCTGTGACTCGCTACGGTTTGGGTGAGTCGTCTGCTTCCGTGTGTGTTGGTTTTCTGGCTAGTTCGTTTACGATTCAGGGATACCCCTAAACTGCACGCCCTCGCTAACCTATAACCTCATGCGAAGCCCACCGTTAAAAACCCGCTGATGGCGCGGTTGGTCTTACACTACTTGCCTGATCCGTTATGGGCATCCACGCGGGGGCTTTTGTTGCCGGTTAGTTCTGAGAGGATTGCGCCTCGCGGGATTGTGGCTCCCCGTCGCCATGTCAATAACTTTAGGTGAAGGCTTTGAGGAATACAAGACCCTGTTCATTTTATTTCTGAATACTGAAACGTAAAACCATTCACGATATGAATATGCTCTGACCTAACACGATGACGATACAGTGTCAATACTGTTTATTTATACAGGTCTATAGTGTACCTGTGAGGGTCCAACCTAGACTCTCACACCTCACCTTTGCAGATCTATATTGCATTCTGCCTTGCATCTTGCGTTGCATTTTGCAATTCACTGTTCAGATCTGGGCCGGGGGAGGGGCTGTGACTGCGGCGTGTGCGTGTGTTCCTACCTAGATACAAAAAAGAGTGAAATTGAACCTTAATATAACCCCTAGTTATCTAACGAGAAACCTATATAACAAAAGGGTTTAAGCAGTTCAGAAT